TGCTCCTAATTTTTCAACAGGTTGTTGCCAACCAATTGGCGACGCTAATCCAGCAATCAACGGCCGTTTACTAACCTTTGCTCTGAACCATTTAAAACCCATATCTTGTGCTAGTTTTTCACACTCTTCGACTTGATGTTGATTGTGTTTATAAACTAGCATGTCCCAGTGAGCATTACCACCAGCTGAAATAAACGCTTCTGCGTTGGCCATAATCTTTGCCCAATTAACATTTTTTCTGTAAGTAGCATTGGTATCTTCTAAGCCATCAATACTAAACACACAGTAATCTTTGGGTTGATTAAGTATTTGAGCTAACCCATACCACCAAAAAGTTGTTTGTAATCCACCGTTGCTGTTCATGCCTAACACTACATCGGGATTTAAACTTCTAAAGTATCTGTATAAATCTAATGTGTATTTGCCAGCAGCTGGATCGCCGTAATTACCACACATAAAAACTTTTTCTAGTTGTTTTGTTTGTTTTTCAGTGTATAGGCGTTGTATATGCTCTACACGTAAATGATGATTAGCATTAGATTTATTAAAATCTGGATTGGTTTCTCTAGCACACAATGGACACGCGGCTTGGCAAACGTCAGTAGGCTCAATATGAAGAACTCGAATTCTACGCAATTTCTACATCCGTGTTGTAACTGGTAAAGCCACCTTCTTTGACAACCTTAAGAATATTTTCAACTCGCCCGGCTAGTTCATCTCTGTGACTTACTAACCAAATACTCTTGTGTCGTTCTCTGCTCATTTGTTTTAACAATGCAAGAGCATTTTCAACACCCTGCGTGTCCAGTCCGTTATCAATCATTTCGTCTATAAACAACAAGTTAATGGGTTGATACAAGGATTCAAACACATCGCGGAACGCCCAGCTCATGCTAAGGATTAATCTATTACGTTCACCGCGACTTAAATTATCAAAGTCTAGCTCTCTGCCTAGCTCTTCGATGCTGACAGTCAAATCATTCTGGAATACGACTGTATGTGGTAATCCCACACGATCCAAGTAGTGTGTTAGTCGAGCATTTAAGTAACTTAAATTCTGTTCAATGATCTTCTTACGGATAAACGAATCTTTGCTGGTCAGCAACTTGAGCAAGAAGTCTTGATGTTCTTGTAGTCTAGTAAGTTCATTTAGTACCTCATACGAAATCTCTTGTAAGGCTTGATGTTGCATGTCTTCAATCTGTTCAGTATAAGGATCTACTTCCTTGCCCTTCTCAGCAATTTGTTTTTCTAAATTGGTCAGCGTGGCTTGATGATGCACAGCATCACTTTCTTTATCGTAGAACATCTTAGGCGGTTTACCTAACGTGCCCAAGGCTGTGTGGGCAATCTCCAACTCTGATAAGAGGGCGCTAAATTCTGCGCCGCTCGCTCGTGCCGTATCCAGATCAGTCTGTTTCGCTTCCATAACCTGTTGGTGCTTACTATCATGGAAGGGCTGACCACATGTATGACATTCATGGTTTGCGAGCGTCGTAATTTCTGCTGATATCTTGGTGACCAGCTTTTCCTCTCGATTGATGTCCAACTTGATTCGGCTAATCTGCGCTGATAGTTCATTGATATCCTTGCGCTTTTGATCCCATTCCTTGTGATCTTTGTGAGCCTGGATCTCCACTTCAATTTCGATGTTCTGTAACGATGATAGTGCTGTCGTAAGTTCTTTGATATCTTCCGCATGTTTGTCTATCCACATTGTTTGTCTGCGTTTCAGTGCTGTAATTTGTTCTTCAATACGTTTATTAGCTTCTTGAACAGCACGAATTCTAAATTCTTCTTGTGTAATGCCTTCTTTAGTAGCCCTGTTATGTTCTTTAATCTTGTCAGCACGTTCACTGAGCATGGTAATTCCAAGCAACTGTTCAATAATAGTACGCTGGTCGTTTGCTTTAAGACTTAGGAAAGGTTCTGTGTAGGTGTTAAGTGCCAGGATATGTTTGAACATATCGTGGCTTAGTCCTAGAGTTTGCTCAATTGCATCCTGGGTTTCTCTGCTGTCACCTTGTGCTTCATCTGTGATAACTTGTTCTTGATTGTTTACAAAGAATCTTAACAAGTTAGGCTTACGACCGCGCTCAATCTTATAATCTTTACCACCTACACTAAAATCTAAACTGACCAACATATTCTTGTTATTAGTTTTGTTTACAAGATTATCTTTGCGGATATTGCTAAGTGCTTGTCCGTATAAGCTGTAGCTAAGAGCATTAATAATTGTAGTTTTGCCAGTACCATTACGTGACCCATCTCCACCTAAATCTAAGTTTTCTCCCAAGACTAGAGTTAAGTCCTTGCGATCAAAGTCAATGGCCTGTGTGCTGTTTCCAACACTCATAAAGTTTTTTACGGTTAGATTTTTTATATGGATCATAGGTTTTGATAGATCTTTAACAATAATTTAGGATCATAAAATTCACTTTCAATGTTGGTCAGCTGATCAGTAACAATTTGATCCACACTTTCAAACTTAACCTCACCCGGTGCCATGTCTGCATCTACAGCACTACTCTTAACAGGAATCAATGCCATTTCACGCAAGCGATAATCTTTGACAAATGTATCTTTGATAAAATTAGCTTCTTCGTAACTAATATCAATGTCTAATTCTACACGAACATGCATGTTGGGCACAAGTATTTTGGGTGCGTTGTCAATGACCTGACTTAGTTTAAGCACACGATACAAAGGTTGTCCGGGCCACGCATGATACACTGGTTCGGATCCCCACTCAAGGATCATCATGCCACGATCAGCATCGCCAGCATCGGCATAGTTGTGTGGAAAGCAGTTGCCAATATAGCTGATATTCTTTTTCTGTTGTCTAAGATGGAAGTGGCCACTAAACACCCGATCAAAGCCACCAAAACTTTCTACCTTGACTTCGCCGTGATCTGGCATTTCTACCATGGCGTTCATTTTAAAATGTGGCAGTTCAAAATGCCCAAACATATACTTGGCATTCATTTTCGGAATCCGTTTATGATCATCGCCAACCAGCCACGGAGCAATTACTACATCACCGTCTTGGAACCAATCATTAACAATTTGAATATTGGGTATATGCTTGGCCCATTCAGTGCTATAGATATCACGCTTATCGCGATAATACAAATCATGATTGCCTGGAATAAAATAAAAACGTTCAAAGGCTTTGGATAATTTTTCCAAACTACGCAAACTATACTGTAAGGTCTGCATATTAATTGCCGCACGTTGATGACTCCAATCACCAAGGAACATACCAGTTTCGCAACCATTTTGTTTTGCTTTGTCAATAAACCAATCAATAAAATCACTACAGTCTTGATTGTGTTGTTGGCTATTAGACTTTAGGCCAAAGTGGATATCGGTACAGACTGCTACTTTTTTAAATAGACTCATAGATTATAGTATACAGGAATAAAACAAACTTTGCAACTGATCAGGCTAAGTTTCGTCGTTGTATTCAGAAATGTCAATATTTGTAACTACTGCACCGAAGTTTGGATTCTTTTTACCGGCTGCTTGCCGAGTCCAACTAGGATTCAATCCGTTCATCTCTAGCACATCATCACGAATGTTTTGATTTTTCTTTTCAAGATTTAGAATACGAGTAAAGCTGTTAGTAATAGCGGCAGTATAATAAGCAAAAGGATTTTGACTTTTTGATTCGTCAAACTGTAGACCAATTTGGCTAAGTTGTAGCAAGGCTTGCCCACGCATTTCTTCATTGTAAGTATAGCCACGCCAGTTGGATCGAGTGGCATATCTTTCGCACAGTTTCATATACATTGTAGCTAGTGTGCGAGTAGCATTGCCGTGGTCCTTGCTAAACTCACCGGTTTCAAAGTCGCCAATCCAGTGGCTTTTGCCCACTTGAAATGGTTCTTTGTTTTCGTTCAAGCGATAATGATAAAACGGAGGAAAGTTTAGACGCACATGCTTTTCATCTAAGATTGGAACATCAAGCAAGTCAGCTAATGGATCGTCAGCTTCGAGCTCTAGTTCAAAAATATCTTCAATTTTCTGTTTCTTTTTGGCAGTAGATTTAGGTATCTTTTTGGGCGCCATTGGTATATGTTCCCAACAAGTTATTCTAAATACCAAATCAGTATTTGGAATCTTTTTTGGGTCAACAATAGTACCTTCGCGTTTGAGTCGATCTGCACGATTACGTCTGGCTTCGGCAATAGTACGTTGGTTGATTTTTAATAAACTAGGCAAAATAATATCATACTGATGATCCATTACAGGATCAGTGTAGGTACAGTAGGTATTTTTGCTTAGGTGTATTTGTTTTAATATATCTCTGTTGTTGAGATAATTTGTTTTTGCTGGTGTTCTTGTGGGTGTAGTTGACACTAACGAATCTCCTAATAGTATATTTATTGTAGCACAAAAACCACAGTTGTCAACCTTTTAATCATTATCTGGGTGGTTTATTTTTCCGGTAAATACAAGATAAGGAATTGAGCAAACATGGCTGACAACAACGATTATCAAGTTATTCAAAATGGCACAAGCTGGTCAATTATTGACGTTGCCTCGGGAACTTCAATCATTACGTTTACCAGCAGAGACGTAGCAGATCAGCTGGCTGCCAGCGGAGATTTCAGTGCCGCTAATATAGAAAAATCTATATATCAAGATATAAATTATCAAAGTGGTGTGCAAACACAAGCAGACACAAGCACTTCAAATACCTCAGGAAATCCTACTCCTGCTACTACTAGTCCTGTTGTTCCTGCTACAGAAATTCAAACAACCACTACTACTTCAAATTCCACAGGAACACCAGTACAGATAACTCCTGCAATTCCTGACAGTATAGTCAACACCAATTCTGCTACATCTGGACTTACACCAGCGCAATTAAGTGTGTTAGGTGGAGCAGATCCTACTGACCCATTTATTCGTGCCAGATTAGATTTGCCAACTGTGGGCACAGTACAACCAAATTTGGTTGATGCAATTTCAACCAATTTACCCAGCTTGTCTAATGTGTTTCCTAGTCTTAGCAGTATTCAAACCAGCATTGGAAATACGTTTGCTGACATTGGTAATTTGTTTAATAGTAGTACTACATCTAGTATTCCAGCCAGCGATGTAAAATCAGATGCTATTCCTGTTGGCTATTCTAAAAATGAATACGGAGATCTTTACCAAACTCCAGATCTTCCTCCAGTATCAGAAGTACAAACAGCAGAGTCAACGATTACAGATGAACCATTGGTTGAAATTCCAGGAACTCCTGCCAGTGACATTCAATTAGACGCTGTTGCCCAAGACGAATCAAATTATCAACAACTTGTACAAGCATTTAGTGAAGCAGAAGTACAGACAGGGCCATCTCCGTTTGCACCTCTTGCGTCAGACGGTGAAACACTGTTAGTACCTACTTCCACTACTGACGAAGTACCAGACACTTCTGTACAATTTGAAGCCGATGGTGTAGATCCAGAGGTTGTACCCACTTTGAACACAGACGAAGTACCAGATACTTCTGTACAATTTGAAGCCGATGGTGTAGATCCAGCCGTGGATCCAGAAACTGGTACATTGCCCAGCGAAGTTTCCAGTGGGTTTTACGACAACACCCCTGTTGAGGTTGACCCAAATGTAGATCCAGAAGTTGGTTTTACTGATGTAACATATCCTCCTGGCAGTGAAGAAGCACTAGCAGCCGAAGCAGTAGATCCAGAAGTAGATCCAGAAGTTGGAGGATTTTTTGATTATCCTCCTGGCAGTGAAGAACGTGACGGAGCACAACCAGTTCCAGAACAAGAAGCAGAGGATCAACAACTAGTACCAATCCCAAACCCAGAAGTTGACGCCGACACAATCAATGGCGCCCCACAACAACCAGCTGACAATGATTGGCTAGCAGAAGTGGCAAGAACACGAGCAGAAAATGCTATAGACAACGAAGGTGCAAGCCCTGCAAGTTCTGCCGAGACTGCAGCCAGTCAAGATGCATCTGTCACACAAGGATTTTTAGATCAGGCTAGACAACAGCAGACAATTTCTAATCAGCGTAAACAAGTCAACAACGGTGATTGGCGTGTTAGATTAAGATTGGCACCAATGGCCAAGTATCTTTATAATGCTGCAAGCCCAGGAGTACTACAACCTTTAAAGACCAGCGACGGTGTTATATTTCCGTACACACCATCAATTGATACTGTGTATAAAGCTGAGTATGATGCATACACATTAACACATTCAAACTACAAGGGATATTTTTATAAAAGTAGTTACGTAGATGCAATCAGTTTAAAATGTACCTTTACAGCACAGAGCACAGGCGAGGCCAATTATTTGTTGGCAGTAATTACATTTTTTAAAGCAGTGACCAAAATGTTTTACGGTCAAGATGCAGAACGTGGAGCACCTCCTCCATTGACATATTTGTCAGGCTTGGGTGAATATCAATTCAACGAGCATCCTTGCTTGGTACAATCGTTTAATTATAATTTGCCAGCTGATGTAGACTACATCCGTGCCAACAGTGCATTAAACGTTGGATTAAACTTGATAGGCCAGCGTGATCGGCAAACTGTGGCCACAGCCAGTAATTTTGGCGGGCTTAATCGGTTGGCAGCAGCCGCATTGACCAAGGGTGCGTTGCCTACACCGCTTCCTCCGCCAACGTTAGGAACCAACAGTCCTACCTATGTGCCAACCAAAATAGATATTTCAATAACTTTATTGCCGGTACAGAGTCGTAGTCAAGTAAGTAAACAGTTCAGTCTTAAATCATTTGCCAATGGCGATCTAATCAAGGGAGGATTCTGGTAATGGCAACATACACTGCAGCCAGTCCTTATTTTTTAACTCAATACAGTCAATTCTTCTTGGATGTAATGGTCAATAGACCCATACCCAAAGAGCCGGACGATCAATTGTTCACAATCAATACTACCTATCAGTACAGGCCAGATTTATTGGCATTTGACTTGTACGATACTGCGGAACTGTGGTGGGTGTTTTATCAGCGTAATCCTAACACATTGACCAAGCCGCCAATAGATTTTGTAGCCGGAGCTGTAATTTACTTGCCCAAGATTACCACACTCAGATCAACACTGGGATTCTAAAGTAACCTATGCCATTTATACCTAATCCTGCCGGTGGAGAGTTCATAGAGGTAACCCAAGAAGAATACAACAACTGGGTTGATGCACAATTTACTGCTAGCTCTGGTCAAGTAGTAAAAGAAGAAGCCCGTGCCCGTGCCCCAGATGCAACAGCCTCTACCCCAGCAGATGAACCGTTGGTTGAAATTCCAGGGACTCCTCCAGATGATAATACCGTTGAAACCGGCACAAATGGTCGAATCAGAAAAACTATTGAAACACAGGCTACACCACCGGCTGATACTAATAATGGTGAAGTAGCCTATACCACAACACAAGCTGGTGCAGGGGCAGACTCTGAAGATTCTGGTAAGGCTACAAAGAATTCCACAGCCACTTCGATTGATGCCACATTTGGCTCAGCGCCTATTATACCACAGCCTAACATACTGGATCAATATGCCAGCTATACCTATCAGTTTAGTTTGTATCTGATGAAGCCAGATGATTATAGAGCAATGATTGTAAACAAGAAGAAAAAAATTCTTCCAGGTCCGCAACTGTTAATACAAAGCGGCGGAGCACCAGTGGGCGGTCGCAACACTTATTTTAGCAATGACTACTACATAGACAAAGTAACGTTACGCAGTGCTATCACTGGCAAAGGAACCAATGCGGCTCACAATGTGAATGACATCAAAATGACCATCATTGAACCCAGTGGAATTACTTTGTTGGGCAATCTTGACAAGGCGGTGCAAGGGTATTTAGGTGGTGCTACAAATAAAAAGAAAAACTTTACTTCGGCTGTTTACTTGTTGGTATTAAGATTTTACGGTTATGATGATGCTGGAAACTTGGTTCGCGGTGGCAACCCAACAGCCAAACAGGGCGGGGGCGGACAGGGTGGTGCATTTGTTGAAAAATATTACCCAATTACGCTGAACAAGATTAATTTTAAAGTAGCCAACAAAATAGTTGAGTACGAGATTGAAGCCACAGCAGTTCAAACAACCGTTGCTGCTGGCAGTGCCAGAGGAACCATACCTTATAATGTAGAACTAGGAGCCATGACAGTACAAGAAGCTCTAAACGGTCCTGTAGACATAGCACCTCCACAGCGTACCAGTGGACTTACGGTTGAAGAAATTCAAAAAAAAGCCAGAGACAATAATGTTACAGGCGAAGGCGAAGATCCAGAGCCTCCAGCTCCTCCTCCTAATGCGGCAGCCGCTAAAAATCCCAAAATAACAGTGCGACGCGGGTTGGCAGAAGCATTAAATCAATTTCAAAGAGAATTGGTCAACAAAGGAGTTTATACCTACGCAGATACCTACACAATTGAATTTACAGATCCAGCGTTGGCACAGGCCAGCATACAAGTTAAGAATCCAGAAATAACTGCCACAGCATCAGCACCACCAACCACTGCTGCTCAGCAGTTAAATCCTGCAACCAGCAGTACAGATTTCAAAACTAGAAATATCAGTGTCATAGCTGGTAATCAGATTGTGCAACTTATTGATACTGTAATGAAAAACAGTACCTATATCACAGCCCAGGCCCTGGTAACAAAGTCAGAAGCCGGTACCGGAAAACAACAACCCAATACCAAGCCTGGAAATAACATAGCCACATACAAAATTAATATGACGGCTGTGCCCAAGCCAGACAAGTATGATTCTAAACGAAATGATTATGCTTATGATATCAAATATACAATCAGTCCGTATAAGGTAGTAGGATTGGTCAGTGACTATTTTCCGTTACCCAAGTACAACGGTGTACATAAACAATACAATTATTGGTTCACTGGCGAGAACACTCAGGTGCTCAGTTATGAACAAACTTACAATGCTCTTTACTATGCAGTTCTTAGCGGATCACAAAATCAACAAGTTGGCACTATTGTACAAGACACAATGAAAACTAGCTACCAACCCAGATCTGGGGAAAGTAGCCAAGGCGCCAAAAACGGTGTTAACGAAATTGGCGCAAACTTTACAGATTATTTGTATAGTCCAGGCGATTTGGCCAATGCTACTATACAAATTATAGGTGATCCGGCGTGGTTACAACAAGGCGACATAGATCCAGTTAGTAAAGGAAATTTTAAGTCAGGCCCATTCATGCCAGACGGAACTATCAACTACGATAGTCAACAAATACTATTTGAAATTTTAATTAACACACCAGGCGATTATAATCTTGAAACTGGAATTATTGATCCTAATGTAAGAAATACCATATTCAATACTGGACGACGTCCTGGAGCCACTAAACAGAGCTACATTTATATTGCCAATGATTGTGTAAGTGAATTCAATAAGGGATCTTTTAAACAAGTGGTCAAAGGTAGCTTGTTAAGTTACTTGCCAGATCAAACATTTAAACAACAACAGCAAAACGGTAGACCAGTCGGAGCCGCTGCAATTCCAGGCGCCGCGGGTAATAGAACTGCTGCCAATGGAAGGATAACTAACAACCCAGGAGCAACTGATAACAATGGTGAATGGGATACCAGTAGTGGCGTGGGAATACTCAAAGAAGATCTGCCTACTGACAATACTGAAGAAAGCGATCCAATCAGCATACCAGAACCACAGCCGCAACCAGATCCAGAGAACCCAACGTCAGATGGAGATTTAGAACCAATCTCAGATGAGTATAGTGATCAACCAACTGAATCATCTGACAACGAATATCAACAGGACACCGCAAGTGTAGAAGAACCAGATTATAATTCAGGATTAGCTGGCACTACAGCACCATCACAACTAATGGATAGAGAAACATAATGGCAGAAAATGTACAACGCAGTCGAGGTCGGCCGCAGGGATATAAATTAGATCGTGGCGGTCAAGCTACAGAAACAGGCGCCTTTATTGGCATAGTAGTCAACAACGTTGACCCAACTCGCAATGGGCGACTGCAAGTGGTAATATCAGAATTTTCAGACACCAACAAAGACGGCAGTGTTAATCTTAAAGATCAAAGTTTATGGCGCACAGTGAGTTATTGTCCGCCATTTTACGGAGCCACTCCCAAAGGAGGCAGTGCTGGAACAGGAACTTATCTAGACGGCAATCAACAAAGTTATGGTATGTGGTTTACACCCCCAGACATTGGCACACAAGTCATGTGTTTCTTTATAGCAGGTGATCCCAATCAAGGATATTATGTGGGTTGCATTCCAACTCCAGGGATAAATCACATGATTCCAGCCATTGGTAGTGTGCCAAAAGCCAGGGCAGTTACACAAAATAAAACCCAAAGTTCATATTTTGGCGATGCTCCTTTGCTACCAGTAACAGAAATTAACAACAGTCCAAAGAACCCCCAAACCAGTGAGAATCCTAAGTTTTTTGATCAACCCAAGCCAGTACACAGTTATGTAGCGGCTGTGTTGTTTGAACAAGGCTTAATCAAAGATACCATACGTGGCAGCATCGGCAGTTCAGCACAACGCGAAAGCCCTAGTGCTTGCTATGGAATATCAACTCCAGGAAGAAGTATCTATCAAGGCGGACTTGGAGCAGGGCCAACCGGTGACGCAGGCGCTCTTAAACAATTAGATTCAGAAACCCTGGCTAAACTCAAAGTAATTGGCCGTAGAGGTGGACACACCTTGGTCATGGACGACGGCGATCTTGCTGGCAATGACAACTTGATTCGTATTCGTAGTGCTAAAGGTCATCAGATTACTATGAGTGATGATGGCAATTGTTTTTACATAGTTCACGCCAATGGACAGACTTGGATTGAACTAGGGCAAGAAGGCACAGTAGACGTATTTGCCACCAATTCTGTCAACGTAAGAACACAAGGAACAATAAATTTACATGCTGACGAAGACATCAACATGTATGCTGGCAAGAAAATTAATATGAAGAGTATGGAAAGTACTTCCATACAAAGTGATGGTGAAGTAAATGTGGCCACTAAGAAAAATTTAACCTTGTTTGCTTCCGCACAACTTGGACTTAAAAGCAATGGCGCATTGGCTCTCAAAGGAAAATCAACCAGTTTGGAATCCTCTGGTGCTTTAAGTCTTAAAGGAGAACCAATCAATCTCAACGGCGGCGCCGGTGCAAGTGTAGAAACTCCACAAGGAATTACCAAAACAGTTATGCCAAGTGTTACTTTTAACAACAGTGCAGGCTGGGTAGCTGACCCTACTGGATTAGAAAGTATTGTGACACGGGCACCCACACATGAACCTTATCCGTATCATAATCAAGGTGTCAGTGTAAGTGTTAGTTTACAAAAGGGCCAAACAACACCTAGTCCTGAAGCTCCTACCGTTCCAGAAGGTGTAAGCATTACTAAAACAGAATAATGAGCCAATTTAACTATACTCTTCCATCAGGCGACAAATTTGTTGTAAACGCCCCGTCGGGCACTACACAGTTGCAGGCCGATCGTATATTTTATGAACAGGTAGCTTCGGGTAGCCTTGTTGGATATAGTCCAGGACAAACATTAACTAGCGTAGAATCAAAAACAGTTAAACTTGAACTTAGTCGATTGGATCGCGGCACTGCCGGTATTGATAATACGGTATTGGCTATAATTCAAGATCTTCCTACAACCTCGACTGTACCTTCGCTGGTCAATGTACCATTGCAAAATCCAATTGACGATGCCGACATACTTTTGTCCAGGGGTGGTGGCCTTGGTCCAAACGCAGTGGGACCATTGGATTCATTTCAAGTGCAAAAATTATTGGCACAAATTACCAATATAGTAGATCAAGAATTTGATGTAATTACGTTAGAAAAAGGCATTGGGCAATATGGATTTACCGCTTATTCATTAGAGCAAGCTGGCTATGTCAAACCTGGAACCAGTGCAAAATATTTTATAGACACGCCAGAAGATTTTGTTGCAGTCATGAGCAGCCCCAGTGTATGGACTGGCAAGGATGGTATAACATCCTTAAACGATATATTGATCAGCTCTGATACACAAACTACTATACAGACTGAAATTATGCAACAGAGCTATAATTCTCTTGTGGCTTCTGGAGTGATTGTTGACAAAAATCTACAACCACCTAGTCTAAGTACTGGACAAGTTTATACCAACATTGGCTTGGTAGACCGCAATTCAATATCATTATTGGGAGGAACCATTAATGGACTTCCTACAATAAGCACCAACACCCTGTCGCAAATAACAAACAAAGTTAACGGAGACCTAGGTGCTTTAATTAGCAATGCCAGCAAGTACGGCACTCAAGCCACAGCCTTATGGAGTAAAGCTCTTGGAATTGGCAATGTGTCAGCATTACAAAATGTTAATTTGAATTCTATTACTTCAAATCTTACTAATCTTATTCCTGGTAGTTTACCCAATCTAAATGCAGGAATGAATTTATTGGGCAAAGCTTCGCAATTTAGTGTGAATTTTTCAAATCCTTTGTCTAACTTAAACGGGCTGTCTGACAAAGTCACTGGACAATTAAAAAGCCAGGCCACGGCCTTGGTAGGACAACTAGAAGGTCAGGCCACGGCCTTGGTAGGACAACTACAAGGACAGGCCCAAGCTCTAGCAGGACAACTACAAGGACAAGCAGCTGCCTTACAAGGACAAGCACAGGCCTTGGCCAGCCAAGTACAAGGGGCATTAGGTAATTTAGGTAGTTTATTCAGTGGTGGAGGAGACTTAGTGTCAGGCACCAAGGCTGCTGCTGGATTTAATAACACAGTAAATCGCCAAACTGTAGATGCAGCATTTAAACGAGTATTGGGCAGTGCCAAAATTCCAGTGCCTAACTTTGAATATCCTAGTTTGCCCAGTGTAGCGTCAAGACTTGACATTACCCAGGCACAAAATATATTAAAAAATCTTGAAAAACAGGCCACATCCTTGCAAAGCCAGGTCACTACACAAGCAAGAAACCTTTTTGGGTAATTATTCACAAATTAAACGAGATTAAATACAACTATGCCAACATTCATCGGATTCAACACCATTGATCAATACAAAAAATTCACAGCCATTGACTTTGACTTGATTAAAATTGACCTACTAAATGCCTTTAATATACGCCAAGGGCAACTAGTAGGGCGCCCTGGTTATGGAACTGTTCTTTGGGATTATGTTTTTGAAAATCAAACGCAAGAAACCGAACGTCAAATTACTGCTGAAATACAGCGTGTATGCGGCCAGGATCCTAGAGTAGCATTAAACGATATAGAATTATTTCCACAACAAAATGGTATATTAATACAACTATCACTGATAGTGGTACCCAGCACCGACGCTCAACGATTAAGCATATTTTTTAATCAACAACAACGTCGTGCCACCTATGTTTAACTACCCAGTTTATTTTACGAATAAATAATAGAACCGGGAATAGAAATGGCCAAAACCACAAGACAAACAGTAATATTTGGTGTTGAAGATTGGAAGAGAATCTATCAAACCTATCGCGAAGCTGATTTTCAAAGTTACGATTTTGAAACACTACGCAAGAGCTTTGTGGATTATTTGCGTTTGTATTACCCAGAAACTTTCAATGACTATATTGAAAGTTCAGAATTTATTGCCCTGCTGGATGTTATGGCTTTTATGGGCCAAGGCTTGGCATTCCGTACAGATTTAAACACACGTGAAAACTATTTAGACACAGCAGAACGCCGCGACAGTGTTGTCAGACTTGCAAATTTAGTAAGCTATACTCCCAAGCGTAATACCGAATCAAGCGGTTATCTCAAAGTATTCAGTGTACAAACTACAGAAAATGTTACAGATTACAATGGAGTTAATCTTGCTAACATTACTGTAAACTGGGCGGACCCTAGCAATCTTGATTGGCAAGAACAATTTACTGCCATTGTCAATGCCAGTTTGGTAGATACTCAACGTGTAGGCCGCCCAGGAGCAAGAACCACAATCTTAGGTATTCGCACAGACGAATACACAGTAAACTTGGTACCAGGTTATATACCAGTGATTCCATACACAGCCACAATCGACGGAGTTAACATGCCTTTTGAAGTGGTTAATGCTACAGCCGTTGGAAAAGATTTTATCTACGAGCCTAGTCCTAAACCCGTTGGACAATTTAATGTGTTATTCCGCAATGATGAATTGGGATTTGAATCAGCCAACACAGGATATTTTTTCTATTTCAAACAAGGTGTACTACAGAACCAAGATTTTAATTTGCCAGAACGTATTAGTAACCGCCAGGTCAACATCAATATTGAAGGTGTTAATAACACAGACCGTTGGTTGTATCAATTAGACAACGTAGGAAATATTTCGCAAGAGTGGACCTTTGTTCCTAGTGTATACGGCGCAGCCATTGAGCAGTTGGCTCCTGGCACAAGAACTTTATTTGCAGTTACCAGCAGAGTAAATGATCAAATTACATTGAACTTTGGTGACGGCGTGTTCTCTACTATTCCAGTTGGACTTTTCCGTTGTTATGTTCGTGCGTCAAATGGATTGCAGTATATCATTAATCCAGAAGAAATGCAAAGTGTAATTATTCCAATTTCATACATTAGTCGTACAGGCAACATTGAAACAATTACATTTACCTGTGGTATCACTGAGCCAGTAAGTAATGCTCAGTCACGTGAAACCATTGACGAAATTAAACAACGTGCTCCAGCTCGTTATTACACACAAGATCGCATGGTCAACGGCGAGGACTATAATAACTTTCCATTTACCGCTTACAATTCAATTTTAAAAAGCAAGGCATTGAATCGTGCCAGTATTGGAACTAGTCGTTATTTGGACTTGGTTGACGGTACGGGAAAATATTCCAGTACTAATACATTTGCCAGCGATGGTGCCCTGTATGAAGCCAACAATTTACCAGCATTTCGATTTAATTGGTTAACCAATAACGATATCACTGATATTATTATTAATCAAATCAACCCTTTATTGATTAAATCAGGCGCCCAACAATTTTATTATGCCAATTATCCCAGAGTTGATTTAACATCACAGGGGGTATCCTGGAATCAGAGTACTACATTGGCTAACGAAACCACTGGATATTTTCAAGACAGTGATGGTAGTCCCGTAAGTATTGGTCCTTACACTTCTAACAATACTAGATTTATTGTGGTAAATTCCTTGGTAAAATTCACACCACCACCGGGTTATTTCTTTGATGCTACTAATAATCTCAAAGCCGGCGTGCCAATTCGTGCAGATGAAAAAATGGTATTATGGGCTAGCCCAACAGCAGTGTATGTAAACGGAACTAATCAAGGGCAAGGAAACTTTGACAATGGACAAGGCCCAGTTGTATTAAACAATTATGTGCCCGATGGTGCTATTGCTGCGCAAGTTATTCCACTATTTGTTACTGATTTTACCACAACCCTACAACAAAACATATTAGATTTGATTGCATTGAATCAAAATTTTGGTTTAGGCTACGACAATACAGGTAGCATTACAGGAACTCCTTATACTTGGTATATTATTACAGCCAGCAACCTTGACATTAATGCTACATGGAGCTTGACACAAGGTCCAAACTATCCGCCAACTCCTCCTGGTCCGGCTTATAACAATGACGGTGTGAACTCTGATGCGTCCTGGTTTATTCAATGTACCACTGACGGGCAACAATACACAGTAACATCAAGAAATCTTGACTATTATTTTGGTAGTGTAATTCAAACCAGATTCTTTTTCTTTACTAATCAAAAGATATACGACAGTAGAACTGGCACAGTAATTGCTGACTTTATTAATATTCTTAAAACCAACAGTAGACCTGACAGCAACTTGCCATTAGACGGCGACACTAGAATAAAAATTATTGGACAACCAGTTGAAAGCGACGGATATGTAGATGACTTCCAAGTTGTTGTTGGATTTGAAGATGTCGACAGTGACGGAATTCCAGACAATCCAGATTTCTTCAATGACATTGTGGCACCTAATGTAGAGCCTAATAAAAAATTAGTGTTCCTTCAAAAGACAGTAGACTTTGATAATTTACAAAGATATCTATTGGTTGAACAAGGAGTAGTAAACAGCAACTACCCAACCCAAGCCGCTATTGCATTGGTATTAGCAGATTACATAGTCGGCCAGGTATTTTATGCCTATGAGCAGTTTGTATTTTATCAGATTGTAATTGATGCCAACGGCACCAAACTGTTAGAGGATGTCACCACTGAATGGATAGCCCGCACAGGTCGGCAAGATTTATATTTCCAGTATCGTCATAACAGTCCGTTGACCAGTAGACTAGACCCAGGATCAACCAATATCATTGACATATATGTGGTTACTCGTGCTTATTATACTTCTTATCAAAATTGGATCAAAGATTCAACTGGTACTGTCGCAGAGCCTGTTCCGCCTACCATTGATGAGTTGACCACTGCTTACTCTGGTTTACAAAATTACAAAATGATTTCAGACAATATGATTCTTAATAGTGTGGAATTTAAACCATTATTTGGTGCCCGTGCAGCAGAACAACTGCGAGCCACTATTAAAGTTATTAAATCTGCACAGAGTACGGCCAGTGTTAGTGAAATTAAAAACTTGGTTGTAGCCAATATGGATGCTTATTTTAGTCTTGACAAGTGGGACTTTGGTGCTACATTTTATTTCAGTGAGTTAGCTGCTTACATACATGCACAGATTGGCGATGTAGTCAGTAGTGTGGTGCTAGTGCCACTCAACACACAAAAATATTTTGGCGACCTATACGAAATTCGTTCCGCACCAAATCAGATATTTGTAAATGCTGCCACCATTAACGATGTTGAAGTTATTCAGGCTTTAACCAGTACAAATATTCGTACTGCTCCTGGTAGCGGAGTAATTTAATGGCCAATAACGTTCGTACAGTAGATTTTCTTCCTGAGATATTTCAAACCCCGGCTAATCGCCAATTTCTTAATGCCACGCTAGATCAGCTGGTACAAGAACCTGCATTTCAAAAAACTCAAGGCTATGTAGGTCGTAAAGTTGGACCCGGTGTTAATTCTGCAGACAAGTATGTTATTGAGCCTACTAAAAGTCGTAACGATTATCAATTAGAACCGGGCGTTATTAGTCTGGACAGTGATACTTCAGATATCAAAGATGCCATTACCTATCCTGGCATCAATGACGCATTAAAATTACAAGGCGCAAATGTCAGCAACCCAGATAGTTTGTACAAAAGCAATTATTATACCTGGGACCCATTTGTAGATTTTGATAAATTTGTTAACTATAGTCAATACTATTGGGAACCTGCTGGGCCGCTTGCTGTAGATGTGTCGGCTAGCACCATACCATTAACTGACGATTTTGTAGTAACACGAGAAAATGGTGTTTATACCTTTAGTGGAATAAGTGGCAATAACCCAACATTGACTCTGGTACATGGCGGCAATTATACTTTTCAAGTAGCTCAAAACAACAAAGAGACTATTAATTTCCGTGTGTCGAACAACGGTGCTTCTGCTTTTGTCATTGACTATGAGCCTAACCCAACATTAACTTTAGTGCGCGGCAATACATATACCTTTACTATGGTATTGAATCAGCCATTTCCTTTTTATATTAAAACTACTCCTAGTCTAGGCAATACAAATCTATACAATAACGGAGTTACCAACAACGGAGCGGTTTTAGGAACCATTACATTTGTTGTTCCTCAAGATGCTCCTGACACCTTGTACTATGCCAACAGCACACAGGCCAACATGCAAGGCGTGTTTAATATCATTGATGCTACACCGGGCACTGGCCCTGGATTTTGGATTCAGTCTGATCCTGGAGTCGATGGTCGTTTGCCATATGCACCCAATATCAGTTCAAGAGATGTGCTTGGAGTTGTCAACAACGGCGAAGATTTAGGAACAGTTACATTTAATGTGCCCCCAAGTACAGCACAGAATTTTTATTATAGTCTAGCACCAATTGGAAATATTAGTGGAAAAACTGCTGGCACAGTAGATTTAGTCACAACACTTAACTTTGACCAAATAAACAATGTTTTGCTTGATTCATTTTTACTGGCCAACCCCGACGGCATTGATGGAATAACAAGTTTAGATGGCAAAACAGTTGTATTTTTAACTCAGCAACAAGCAGTTGAATCAGACGTTTGGCAAATTCAATATGTAACTGATCCAGGCGGCATTTATATTCAGTTGAACAATGTATTGACTGTTAACAATTTACAAAAGTTTTCTATTCTATATGGCACAGAATATTCCAGTACATCCTGGTATAAAAATGCATCAGGATACTTTGAAAAAATTCCTCTGTTAACTGCAATTAAGAATCTTTTATGGTACCAAGATGGTACAGACCCTGAAATATTTGGACAGATTAGATTAATTAACCAAGATCTAACTGACATTATTTTCATTGAAGATATTCTTGGCAAGAAAAATTATACCAGTCCTAATGGAGTAGTATTCACCAACGGATTGAAGGTTACATTCCGTGGTAATGTTGAGCCGTTAGCATATCAAAATAATAGTTATTATGTTGAAGGTGTAGGTACTGCAATTCAATTATTACCAGTAACAGAATTTGTTACTCCAGAAACTTATACTAAAAGTGCCACTATACCCTATGACTCTACCCCGTATGATCTAGGCAATTTTGATGCTACACTAAATGCTCCAATAGTTCCAGATTACTTAACCATAAGTCGCGCCAGTCCAGATCTCAATGCCTGGAGTCGTAGCAATCGTTGGTTTCATATTGATGTAATCACATACTCGTGCCAACTAAATGGCATACAGCCCACAGTAGATAACCTGTTCCGCGCTCGTAGACCTATCCTGGAATTCAGAGCTGGAACACGATTATTTAATTTTGGCACACAGGCAGTAACTCCGGTTGATATTATTGATTTTCAGACCACAGATGCGTTAAGCACCATCAATGGAAGCACAGGTTACAGTGTGGATGGATACCCGTTCGCTCAAGGCACATTGGTTATATTTGCTGCCGATACTGACCCACAGGTCAGAAATCAAATTTACGAAGTTCAATTTATTACTCCAGATCCTGCAGTCACACCACCTATTATCAATTTGGTTCCAGCCACGGATAATAAAGTATTGGTAGATCAGACCACAGTATGTCTTAGCGGAGAAACATTACAAGGATTGAGTTTTTGGTTTGACGGAGTTGACTGGTTCGAAGCACAAGAAAAAACTGGAGTCAACCAGGCACCGTTATTTGATGTTTATGATTCAGCTGAAATAAGTTTTGGTAATCGAGTCAAGTATCCTAGTACAACATTCCGTGGATCTAAACTATTCAGCTATGCTACCAGTAATACTTCACCCGATGCTGTGTTAGGGTTTCCATTACGTTACCTTAGCCTGTCTAACATAGGCGATATTGTATTTGACAATAATCTTTACACCGATACCTTTGATTACGTTTATCAAAGTGTTGGGCAAACACAATACGTCAGCGAAGGATTTGTGCGCCAATACAGTACTCGTCTTGAGTACACCAAAGAGATTGGATGGCAATCTGCAGTAACCCAAAGTTTAATTAGACAACAATTCCAATTCAGCTACGATGGTACACCATTACGATTAGACATCAAGGTCAATACTAATACTACTGTTCCTGCCATACAACTTTATGTAAACAGCCAGTTTGAAGATCCAGCCAACTACAGTTATATTACCACAGATACCACTACTACAATTACACTTAATCGATTGTATGTACCGGGTGATGTCATTGAGGTTGCGGTACTAAGTGACCAGATTAGTCCTACTGCTTTTTATCAGGTTCCTATCAATTTAGAAAATAACCCATTCAATGATAACAGCAAAGTGTTTACCTTGGGCACAATACGCACACACTATGAAACTATTGGTCAAAATTTATTAACTATACAAGGTCCAATCATTGGTGCTAATAATACCAGAGATTTGGGAAATATTGTTCCTTACGGATTGCAGATACTACAACAAGGTAGCCCATTAACCTTGGCTGGCTATTTTATGCGTAGCCAAGAATATGATATTTTTGCTTCGTTAGAGTACAACAGTCGTGAATACATCAAATATAAATCTTTGTTGTTGGAAACTGTAGCACGTAATGAATACCCAGAAATGACCATAGCCGAGATCCTTGATTCGGCTATTGCAGAAATCACATCTGGTCGCACAGATATTAATCCATTTTATTGGTCTGACATGTTGCCTACTGGATCAGTGTTTACACAAACTGTGGACACCATTGGATTTGTTAGCACAGCAACATTTAACACAATAGAAACTTACAATTTTACGTCGGCTAACTTTAAAGGACTGCTAGTATATCTTACAAGAGGATCTGAAACACGATTACTTACTCGAGATCTGGAATATATAGTATCGCCTGACAGTCCTAGATTTACTGTTACGGTTTCGCTTGAAGTAGGGGATATTATCACCATTAACGAGTACGCCGACACTGCTGGTAACTTTTGTCCTAATACTCCAACCAAAATGGGTCTTTATCCCAAATATGTGCCTAGGATATATGTCAGTGACAATTATTTAGAGCCTCAGTTGGTAATTGAAGGACATGATGGTAGCATAACCATGGCTTTTGGTGATTACCGCGATGACATTTTATTAGAATTTGAACGTAGAATCTATGACAATATTAAAATGGATGGTAATCCAATTCCACTTAGTGCCGAAGATGTAATTCCAGGATTTTTCCGCACTACAGATTATTCACAAACAGAAACCACTGGTATCTTGGGCGAAAGCTTCTTGACTTGGGTAGGATGGAACAAGTTAAATTACAAAGCACAAGATTATCAACCCAGTAATGCTTTTACCTACAACTATAGTACTGCTGGCAATAAAATTAATAGTGAACCGTTGTTGGGTGCTTGGCGTGGAATTTATCGTTATTTCTATGACACTATAACACCTAACTATACACCATGGGAAATGCTGGGATTAAGTGTGCAACCCGATTGGTGGGAAAATCGTTACGGCCCTGCACCCTACACTAGTGATAACTTGGTGTTATGGGACGACCTGGAGGCCGGCCTTGTTGCAGATCCTATTGCTCCTTACATTAAACCAGCATATCGTAGACCTGGCTTAACCCAAGTTATTCCAGTAGGAACTGAGGGAGAATTATTAGATCCTCTGGTAAGTGTAGTAGGTCCATACAACCCTACTGATTTCCAAAAATCTTGGTCAGTAGGCGACGGCGGCCCGGTTGAAGCGTCATGGTGGCAAAGTAGTAGCTATCCTTTTGCTGTCATGCGTTTGTTAATACTAACACGTCCTGCAGAATTCTTTAGCTTATTTGCCGACAGAGATCTTTACAAATATGATTTTGACCTGGAACAATATCTCTACAATGGGCGCTACAGATTAAATGCCAGTGGAGTTCAAGTTTACGGCAATGGTGTTAGTAAGGCCAGTTACATCAACTGGATTGTGGACTATAATCAGCAACTGGGCCGCAACTCAACAACTGCACTGACCAATGATTTGGCCAGCCTAGATGTACGACTTTGCTATAGAATGGCCAGTTTCTCTGACAAACAGTATCTTAGTCTTTATGTTGAACGGTCAAGTCCTGACAGTACCAACAGTAGTTTGTTGTTACCAGACGACAGTTACAACTTATTGTTATACAAAAATCAACCATTTAGTCGTGTAGTTTACAGTTCTTTAATTGTTGAACAAACAGAGAACGGCTACATTGTTTATGGATATAATAATGCTACTCCGTATTTTAATGTTTTTGCTAGTTCAAGCAGCGGTGTATTACAAACAGTTTCTAGTGGTGGTGCAACAGTACGTGTTCCGGCTCAATACACCAACACTGTAGTTCAAATACCATATGGTTATACATTTATTAATACTACCATGATGGTTGATTTTATATTGAGTTATGGCGCTTGGCTTGAAAGTCAGGGACTGGTATTTGATGAAAGAGTGAATAACTATACTCTTAACTGGAATCAAATGGCCAAAGAATTTTTGTATTGGAGTCAGCAAGGATGGACCCCTGGCACAATTATTAATTTAAATCCAGCAGCCAATACTCTCAAGGCTTATCGAGCAGGAGCAGTAGTAGATACAATTGTTAGTACAAGCCCAGAAAACGTAATTCTAGATCAAAACAAACAAAGATTACCTACTCGAGATTTAATTGTTCAACGGTATGGCGACACGTTTAGTGTAACATCGGCATCAAGTCAGGCTATATCATTCTTGGATATGAAATTTACCAACTATGAAAATATGGTTGTGTTGGATAATGTAAGTATCTTCCAGGATCTTGTGTACGATCCTACTACTGCTGCTAGACAAAATCGTGTGCGTATGACCGGCGCAACCAGTACAGACTGGAATGGTGTGTTAAATGCTCAAGGATTTATACTAAATCAAAATAATGTTAAACAATGGCAACCTAATAAGAAATATACCAAAGGTGAAATTGTACTGTATAAAACCAATTACTGGTCAGCCCAGACTATTGTACAACCTAAGTTAGAATTTGAGGCCAACGACTGGGTCAAGAGCGATTATACTAAAATACAAAAAGGCCTCTTGCCTAACTTGGCCAATAAAGCAGATCAACTGGCCAACAGTTATAACACTAACAGTGCCAACTTAGAACGCGACAACGATTTGTTGTCATATGGCCTTATTGGATTCAGACCGCGTCAATACATGACAGATTTAAATTTAAATGACGTTAGCCAAGTAAATCTTTACCAGCAATTTTTAGGCACCAAAGGAACAATACGAGCTGCAGAATTGTTTACCTATGCTGATTTAGGTAAAGAAACGGGCGCCTATGAAATATTTGAAAACTGGGCAATACTGATCGGCACATATGGAGCCAACGCTAACCGTAGTTTCATTGAACTCAGACTCAACGAGGCATATCTTAGATCTGACCCATCAACAGTGCAAGTTATACAGCCACAACAACCAAGTTTGGCCGATCAAACTATTTTGTTAAATGATGTCTGGAGAGAAAGCTATAGACTAACGTCCACAGACATATTACCTACAACCTATGTAACCAATCAAGACACTGCATTACCTAGTGCTGGTTATGTAAATCTTGATGACGTTGATGTTACTGTTTTTGACATCAACGACCCTGCTAGTATTGCCGCAGATATCAATAATATTGGTGTTGGCACTACTATTTGGATAGCCAAAATTAACAGTTACAATTGGGGAGTATATCGTTGCGCCAGAGTACCTGGACAATTAACACAAATTACTGACAATCTTAATAGTACCAGTGTTGCTGAATTTAGTGGACTTCATGGCCTTAGTGTTGGAGATTTAATTGTAATTAGATATTTCAATGAGTCGGTCAACGGTGTATACAGAGTATTATCAGTACCGTCAATTACATCGGTAATTATTTCTTACAGTTTTATTAATACCAGTCAAACTACTATCACTGGTAACGGTATGGTGTTTGATCTTCAAACAATGAGAGTCAGTCAGGCCAGTGATGTGGCTAGTTTAGACTATGTTAATAGTTTACTACCGGGCGCTCGTGCTTATGTTGATAATGACGGATCTGGCCATTGGGCAGTACTAGAAAAACAAAATCCGTTCTCATCAACTACTCAACTTTTAGCACAGACACCAATTCCAAATTCTAAATTTGGAACCAGCATAGCACAAAGCGAAAATTTATTTGCAGCCATGATTGGTAGTCCAATGGTAGATACCGGTATAGTTTATACATATCGTCAAAATTCTGGCAATACCAATTACACTCAAGATGTATTGCTTACCCTTAATGCCATTGGCACACAAGGATTTGGTAACGCAATTGATTTTGGCAAGAATCAATGGGCAGCCATTGGTGCCAGTGCTAGTAATAACAATCAAGGATATGTACTTTCTGTTTATAGAGATTTAACCACTAATGCTTTCCGTGAAACACAATTATTGGTGCGCCCAAGTCCCAGCGTTGATCCTATCAAATTTGGTAGTTCAGTAGCAGTCAGTACCGACGAAAGATGGCTATACGTAGGAGCTCCAGCTGATACCAACGGCGGAAAAGTTTATTGCTTTAACCGTGTAGATGTTGAAGATCAAGTAGTTCAAACTACTACCAATGGCGTTGATCAATCTTTTTTAGTTTCTGACAACATTGTAATTGATTACGCACAGTCTGCGCAATTAGTTGTTGTATTAAATAGGCAAACAGCCGCATATGGCACAGATTATGTAATACAACAAAATCCAGTTGGATTACCAGCCGGATACTATGTTACATTTGTTACTATTCCGCCAGAAGGATCTTTGTTATCAATTAGCCGCCGCTCTGGAGTAGAATTAACCGGAGACGGCACAGCCGGTCCGTTCTCATTGACACCATATTTGTACACTGTAACTAACATTGATTCAATTACTGTTATTGTCAATGGGGTAATACAACGCCCATACATTGATTATGAATTTAATAATGATAGTAATCTTAATACTCAAGACCTAACTTTTAATACTATTCCTGGGGTGGGCGATCAAATATTTGTTATAGCCAATACACACTGGCAGTATGTTGACACAATTTCTGTTGCTGGATTGCCAACTGATGCACAGTTTGGCGTTAGTGTAAGCACTACTATAGACGGCCGCGGAATTTATATTGGCGCCAATGTTGACGACGTATCAACAACAGCAAATGCAGGATCTGTTTATGCATTTGATCGTAGTGTAGTCAAATATATTGTTCAAGATACAACCCTTGCAACATATTCTATTCCTACGCCAGCAACTAGTCCAGTATCAGTAATATTAAACAATGAATTTTTAGATATACAAAGCTACACAGAATTTGGAATTACCAGAATACAATTCATCAATGGCCAAGTTGATGTAAATCTTGATAACAATACTGTTACTTTTTTAAATCCATTATCGGTTGGCGACGTAATAGAAATTGAAACTAATCAATTTAAACAAATACAGAAAATTTCAGCTAATACTCCTCAAAGTGGAAGTTTGTTTGGATCTGCTGTGGACATTTGTCCTACCAGCTGTAGCTTGTATGTTGGTAATCCATTAGACAGCACTATACTACTTGAAGCAGGGTCAGTAGACCGCAATATAAATCAAAGCAGACTATATGGTGTTACTACATCTCTAATTGCCAATCCTACATTAGTTGCAGGACAATCTATTCGCATCAATGATGTGGCAGTAGTTGTTCCACAATCTCCAAATAACACTGTAAAAGGACTAGCAGAAGCAATTAGTCCTAACCCATATCTGTCTACTCGTCAATACGTGCTTGGCGATCGGGTCACTTATAATAATTTTTACTATGTGGCATTGTCGACTACTGTGGGCAATGCTCCAACTAATACAACCTATTGGACATTAAGTACGCCAGTTCCCAATGCTATAGCTACTGTTACTCCAAATTTAATTTTTACCGGTGACAATAATACTAAGACATTTAAGGTAGGAACCATTTATTCAGCAGCTGACAGTTATACCACAGTGGTATATATTGGATCGACCTTGCAGACTGCTGGAGTAGATTATGTTTATAATTCTACTACTAAACAAATAGTGTTTGTTGACGCACCCGTTGCAGGAAGTGTAATTACAATAGTATCGGGACGATTGACATTGAGTGTATTAAATCTTGAGTCTTCTACCCCGGGTAATAGACTAACAGTGTTACCGGGTATAACTGGTACATTATTTGATACTTTAGGATTTGATACTTTTGTTTACGCACAAACCATACTCAGTCCTAACGCAGTAACTTATGCCCAGTTTGGTAGTTCACTGAATATAGATACTAATGCTGTTAATTTAGTTGTTGGTGCGCCAAATGGCAATGTCTACGAACCTGTTACATTTGATGGCGGAAAAACTTATTTTGATGAGCGTAGTACTACATTCTTCTCTCCAGTATTCAACAGTGGAGTAGTTTACAGTTATGATTACCTACCATCCGCCAACGGTTCTGCTACCAATCCTGGCATGTTTGTGTTTGGACAGCAAATTTATACTACTGATTTAGTATCTCAAGATCAGTTTGGTACTGCACTAAATTATACCAGTGGCCGACTTATGGTAGGCGCACCAGGCAACGACCTGGGAGACAGTGCTCTTAATTATGGGTTGGTTTCAGTGTTTAACAACCCAGATCGTGATCCAGCGTGGAAAGTAATACATATCCAACAACCTTCGGTAGATGTAAATCAAATTAATTCAGTTTACATGTATGATCGATTGGTATCGTCTACACAAACATATTTTGATTTTATTGATCCGTTACAGGGTAAAGTTTTAGGAGCTGCACGTAGAAACATTGATTACATTGGAGCAGTGGACCCAGCAAACTACACAAACGGAACCATACGAAATCAAGGCAACAGTTGGGGAGCAGAGCACGTAGGCGAAATGTGGTGGGACACTGATACTGTAAGATTCATTGACCCAAATCAAGACAATATTGTGTATGCAAGTCGACGCTGGGGGCAGACATTCCCCGGTAGTCGAGTAGACATTTATCAATGGGTAGCCAGTGATGTACCCCCACTGAGTTATACTGGTGCAGGTACCGTGCTGAGTACTAGTAGTTACACTGTAAGAAGTGCTCTTAGTAAAGAAAATATTTTTGTAACAACTTATTATTTCTGGGTTCGAAATATATCTACTGTAGATACTGGCGCTGGCAAAACTCTCAGCGCCACTGGAGTAGCTCGCTATATTGAAAATCCAAGAAACAGTGGCATACCTTATATTGCTGCTTTAAACTCTAGTACAATAGCATTATATAATGCTTTAGAATACATATCAGCAGCCGATACTATCATACACGTTGAGTTTGATCAAGAACTCAACGATGCTAACATTCATACTGAATATGATCTTATTGCCGACGGACAGCCTGATAGTTTTTTAAATGCAACTTTATACAGAAAATTAATAGACAGTTTCTCAGGAGTTGACACACGTGGCGCACCAGTGCCGGATCCAATGTTAAGTCCAGCTGAACGATATGGAGTACAATTCCGCCCACGTCAAAGTATGTTTGCTGATCGTTTTATGGCCCTGGAAAACTATCTAGTACGCACCAACACTATTTTAGCACAATATCCAATTACTGAAAATAGATCATTTAATTTACTAAACAGTTTTGAACCTCCTCCCGAAGCTGGATCCGGTGCCTGGGATGCAAATGTTGCCAATCTTGAAGAGCTTAGTTATCAAAACATATATGCTGTACCATTGGGTTATTTGTACCTAGTAGACAGTGCCGCCACACAAAATGGCCTATGGAGTATCTATCAGGTTGTTCTGGATGAAAATCTGCAAGTTGATAACCCAGGATTACGCACAGTACAGTTGACTCGAGTTGAAAATTATGATACTCGTCGTTACTGGGATCACATCGATTGGTACTTGCCCGGATACAACAGTACCAAACAACCTATTGCAGAAGTTCCTGTGTATTCAGCTCTAGACAAGTTGACATTAACCGAAGCTCCTGTTGGTAGTAGTGTTAAGGTCCGGGCCAACGCCCAGGGCAAATTTGAAATTTATCTAAGAACAGATCTAGGTTGGGACCGCGTTGGGCTCCAAGACGGCACTATACAATTTAGTGAAAAGTTATGGAATTATGCGCTTGGAAGATACGGTTTTGATGTTGAAGTATTTGATGCACAATATTTTGATCAAGAGCCTGTAATCGAAACTAGAAAAATTATTCAAGCTATTAATGACGAATTGTTTGTAGATGAGTTAGCAATTGAACGTAATCGTAATTTAATTTTGATGTTTAACTACATTTACAGTGAATTTACAGCACCTGACTGGTTAATTAAAACTAGCTTGGTTGATGTTGAGCACAGAATTCGAGCTTTGTTGCCCTTCCAAAATTATCTTGAAGACAATCAAACGTTTGTGCTGGATTATATTCAAGAAGTCAAACCATACCATGTAAAAATTAGACAATTTGATTTGACTTACTATGGTGATGATACCTACCCAGGATCATTAACTGACTTTGATGTTCCAGCATATTGGAAAACTGAAAATATAGACGTACCACAATATGTAAGTCCAGTTTTACAGTTTGATGAGTCAGGCCAACCATATTATCTAAGTACTAGCATAGTAGAGAGCACTACTAGTGATGCCTCTCCTAATGCAGAAATTTGGACATTTGATCCTTGGAAACAATGGTATAATAATTATCTATTAGACCTACAAGACATTACTATAGTCGACGGTGGCTCCGGATATACTGTGGCACCGGATGTTAAAGTATATGTTGATGGAGTTGAACAAGCAACTAATATACAAGCAGTAGTTAACAGTGCTGGACGTGTTATTGCAATCAATATTATTGATGCTGCCGGTCCTTATATTGTTACACCAATAATCAAATTAACCGGCGGTAACGGATACGGTGCGTTAGCAGTCGCTGTCATGGGCAATCAACCATTGGCCTTAGGCAAGAATCTGGCAAGATCTATTTTAACCACAATTAAATATGACCGTTATCAATATACATCCAACATTACTGATTGGAGTTATGCCGTAGCTACATACCCACAAGGCACACAGGTACGTCATGTAAATCGTGTATGGGAAGCCACAGCTACTATAACCAATGATCCAGTTATAACTTCATCTGTTGGAGCCCCTGATTCCTACATACTGACAGTAACTTCTAATGTTGGATTATCCACTGGTATGCTAGCCGTGGCGTTTGGGATTCCAGCTGATACTTATATTGCCACCATTAATGGTAACTCAATCTCTTTAACTCGAGTACTATTAG